GGGGAATGTAGGGAGCATAAATTCTTGGTCAACTACCTTGCGCATGATCTTGGCATCTGCGGTGCGTCCGTGTGTTTCTAAATAAGCAGCAAGCATATCACGAGCATCTTTGCGGCCGTAAAATCTGTGATACCACATAAGCCCGCGGGCAATTGCTGAATTACGATATTCAGGTACGGGCTGTTCTGCGAACAGTGGCTCTTCGCCTAGATATTTTGTTTCAGCATCACGCGGATTCAACGCTTTAACTGCTGAGTGATCTTCGGTTACTTTGGGTTTACGAGTTGCCATTATGCGCTCCGGGGGTTATAATTAGTCATAGTTGCTATTATAGCAGATTATCAAATTTGTGTCAAGCCTCTTTGCCGTATGGATTCAAGCTCATCACTGTCAAATTTACCCTCATCGATCCAAACATACGAGTATAGTTCTTCATCCCAACGAGTAATATATCCATTTTTTTCAACTTTAAAATCGCCAAAATTGGTTTCGACAACGACATAGCTCACGGTAAAAGAATTGAAAATCTTCATAAAATCTTTCTTGCTGTTGAGTTTATTATAGCAGATTATGGATTAATTGTCAACCTTTATAAGCCAGTGTGTAAATGATAAATACTCGTATAAGACCACACATATGCCTAGATTAAGTTTATACAAACCGCAAAAATCAAATGATTATAGATTTTTTGATAGAACAATATCAGAAATGTTTACCATTGGGGCAACAGATTTGTATGTTCACAAGTACTTAGGCCCCACTGCTCAGGGACCATCGATTGACGCAACTCAGCCGCAGTACGATCAATTGAATCCAACCAACATACAAGATTTACTTTTTCTGGAAAATCGTGACAGAACATACGCCCCGGACATATTCAGAATACGCGGTCATTACAATGTTCAAAATTTAGACTTTGATTTGAGTCAGTTTGGATTATTTTTAAATAATGACATTCTGTTCATTACTGTTCATTATAACGACATGATAGACTTGATTGGTCGAAAACTAATGGTAGGCGATGTATTTGAACTTCCGCACTTATTAGATTATAATCCATTAAATGAGACAATACCTACTTCATTGCGCAGATATTATCAGATCACTGATAGTAATTATGCCTCTGAGGGCTTTTCGGCAACTTGGTATCCTCATTTGTGGCGCATTAAATGTGAGCCATTAGTTGATAGTCAAGAATTCTCACAGATTCTTACTGCTCCAATTAATCAAGACAACTACTTGGGTAATTGGAATGCTACTGAGGTGTATCCAGCTGGATATGTAATTACCTACGGTGATACGAATTACACATCTACACAAGAAGTGCCAATTGGGATTGCGCCTCCCAATACGATGTATTGGACACCAGATACAAATCAAAATCTAAAAGATATATTATCAACTTATAATAAAAATATCGCAGTTAATGACGCTATCTTAGTTGAGGCGGCACGATTACTACCCAAGTCAGGGTATGATAATAGTAATCTGTACGTAGTTCCGACATACGGACTAGAGTCTGGTAAATTTAATCAGCCTGCGCCGCCAACAGATATCAATACAAATTCATTTACTTTAGGTGGTGGTATCATAGTAATGATGCGATCTCCTAAGTATAAAACAGCTAGTCCTGTTATTAGATTACCAGCTAATACAAATAATAGTGCTATCGCAGCTTTCCTACAAATGAGTTTAGAAACAATTACACTAGACCCTACATCAATTGGAAGCGGATCAGGTCCAGTAGAAGGTGATACTATACTTTCAGTACAAAGCTTAGGATCAGTATCTGGTCCGTATGGTACTGCGGATAATATGTATGCTACTACTGATCAAGATCCGGCTCAATCAGGAATAGATTGGGCTGTGACAAGTTTAATGGACTTTAGGTCAGATGTTGACCCCGCGTTCCAATTTATATCAAGATATAGTCCTCGATCATTTGGATATACAGTTGGCTATTTGACGGGAACAGAAGCAGCACCCAATGGATTGCCAGTTGGCACAGGTATAACATTCCCTGGTAACCCTGCGATAGGTGATTACTTTCTACGAACTGATTATCTACCTCAACTTCTATATCGTTGGAACGGTACCATTTGGATTAGAATTTCATCGAACGTAAGAACAGATACTGGATTTACTAGTACAGATGGCGCACAGCAATCTACATTTATAAATAACTCGGCTACAACATTGTTAACAGATGGAACATCTATTCCTCAGAGACAAGCATTGTCAACTATATTGACAGTGGCTCCGGACCCATTCCCTCCCGTAATTTAAAGGAAATCATTTTGGCAGCATACTTCTATGATAATCAGATACGCAGATTTCTGATTCAATTCGCAAAAATTTTCAGTAACTGGGAAGTTACACGGGGCAAAGATCCAGCCGGTAATGATATCATTGTTAGAGTCCCTGTTATGTACGGTGATTCAAGTAGACAAGCTGCTACTATTATTGCTAACAACAGTGCCAGCAATTTACCTAGTGCCCCTATGATCACATTCTATATCAGTGGATTAGAATATGATCAGCGAAGAACACAGAGTCCTACTTTTATTGACAAGATCAATGTGCGCCAACGCGCATATAATAGTGAAACTCAAGAATACGAAACTACTCAGGGACAAGCGTTTACTGTTGAACGATTAATGCCAGTGCCGTATACGCTCAGACTTAACGTAGAATTTTGGACCACAAACTACAATCAAAAACTTGAACTAATAGAGCAATTGGGTACATTATTCAACCCGGCGCTGGAAATCCAAAGTACTGACAATTTTATTGACTGGACTTCGTTGAGCGTAGTATATCAAGATGGATTAACATTTTCATCAAAGACTATACCACAAGGCACTGCTAATCCAATTGATGTATTAAGTTGGAAATTCTATATGCCAATTTGGTTAAGTTCGCCTGCTAAACTTAAAAAATTAGGAGTTGTTGAGAAAATCATTGCTTCTATATTTCAAAAAACTGCGCTGTCTGATATTAAAGATGATGATTTGTTATTGGGTACTAGACAAAAGATAACCCCATATGGATATAACTTACTATTAGTTGGTAACACACTACAAATACTTCCTGCTAATCAAGATTTTTATCCAGGTAATGACGATCTAACTATTCCTCCTAGTCCTGATACCTCAGTATATTGGTCAAGTGTACTGAATGTATACGGTACTATTCGCCCGGGAATTTCACAAATTTGGTTACAAAATCCATATATGGACACTGACATAGTAGGTACTATAGTTCTTGATCCAGCAGATGATAGACTGCTAACTTACACAATTGACATTGACACATTACCACAGAATACATTAGAACCTGTTGACAGTGTAATCAATCCATTAGTTACTGGACCTAATGCAGGGTTACCTGCGCCAGTACATGGCAGACGCTATTTGATAGTAGATAACATTGGACATGTAGGTGATACAACGATTTCCTGGGGTGGGGTCATTGCGTATGCCAATGATATAATTGAATATAACTCAGTAACGGGGCAATGGTTCGTTAGTTTTGATAGTAACGCAGATACAATTGTTCAATACGTTACTAACTTGGCCACTGCTGTCCAATATAGATACACCGACGGCGCCTGGATGAAATCTTGGGAAGGTTGGTATGATCAAGGTGACTATAGCATCGTAATTTAATATTCAGTGACGCATATAATGTGATAAATCATTATATGCGTAATAATTCAGCCGGAGTATTTTTTTATAGTAATAACACCGGACGATATCTGTATCTACTCCGCACTGATTCTAGAAATCCATATAATTGGGGATTACCCGGCGGCAAGGTTAATCGTGATGAAACTCTGCTAGATGGGGTCACTCGTGAATGTGAAGAAGAATTAGGGTATTTTCCTAAATTAGGTAAGCTAATCCCTATTCAGAAATTTGTAAATCATTCATTTACTTACAATACCTTTTTCTGTGAAGTGGAAGAAGAATTCACTCCTATCCTGAATAGTGAACATTGTGGTTATGCTTGGGTAGGGGATAATCAATATCCTAAACCCCTACATCCCGGATTACTTAGCACAGTTAATTTCGATATAGTACAGGAAAAACTGAATGCGTTGACGAAAAAAAAGCCCTAATGGGCTTTTTTTACTTAGTTCGAATTATGTGTGTTGTAGATGGAGTAGACACGATTGATTCTGCTGCTTTTGTTTTATTCCCTTCAAGAGCATCAAGTCTTGCGTTTACTTTTACATCAGCTATCTGAGTATTTCTGGAATTAGTAGTCAATTCAGTCAAATCAGTTCTTAGTTGAATCCATGCTGCTAAACAACCCACTTGAGCAATACCAATCACCCATGCGATAACTTTCCAAGCACCTTTGCCTTTATTAATAATTTCCTCGCTGTTCTTTGTACTCTGATTGTAGGCAAGCAAATGTGTTTCTAGTTTAAAGCTTATATCCTTAACTGTAACCGTATTTGCTTCCAAAGCCAAATTGATTGAGTTTAAAACAATCAAGAAGGCTCGTTGCTTAGGGTCATCTTCCGCAGCAATCATCAGCGATATATCTAATACCGCTGGTGTTGATACTGTATGGTACGATGACGCCATATTATGCCGCGTTAATTGTTACGATTGGGAACGGCTGACCTGGAGTAGCATTCGCAACTTGAGCAGTGTTGAATGTTACGGTATACGGTAAAGCAGTAGTTACATTACCAAATCCATCAGCATTGTGATCAGATAAACGATCAATATATATTGTAGCTGATCCAGCATCAGTAGCAGTGATGCTCATTGTGTTAGCAGTTAGAGCAGCATTAGCAACATTAGCAGTAAAGCAAGGACCAATTAATCCAGTAGTAAGACCTTCAACTAAGAACTTGCTACGACCTTTTTGACGAATAAGATATCCAGCTTCATCTTTAGCATGAACCCAATCAGTAGTTGTTACTGTTGCTGGAGAAATAGCAACTAGAGTAACAGTATCTTGAAGAGCAGTACATGTGATACTAGCAGCAGTTGCCAATACAAATACAGCACCACCTGAAGTTGCTGAGATAGTGATAGATACACCGTCGATGTTGATTGATTTTACATAGTATACTATACCAGCAATGATATTACCGATGCTTTCGCTGAATACGATTGGTTTGTTCAATACTAAACCAGTATTGTCAGAAACAGTAACAACATTTGTTGTAATAGTAGTTGCTGTAACACTAATCGAAGCTGCGACAGAAGCTGAGAAACCTAATAAACCTGCAGTAGTACTGAAGATTGAAGCTCCGGCGGCTGCTGTATTTGCAAAGTCAGTGCCGATACCGTATACTTTAGTGTTTCCTGTTGTACTTTCGATAGTACCAACACCCCC